GAGACGGCCCGATGCGGACGCATTGCCGGCGCTTGCGCCCTGCATGATAAATTTCCGCGGCGGCAGCGATTGCGGGCCGGCGTCCTCGAGGCCCTTGACGTAAGAGCGATAAGTGACCTCGATTTGCTTTGAACTTTTCGCCGCCGCCTCCAGAACGTCGTGCATTTCGCGCTCGACGCTATCGATCGTGAATTGAGCAGCCGCGACCGCCTCGATGTTCATGGCCGGCAACGTCAATTGAAACGGAATGCCGAGGAACGTGACCAGCGCGCCCGGATTGCGCGCCGCCGCGGCTTCGATCCGCGCAACCAGGAGCGGCACGCCGTCCTCGCGAACGGTTGTCGAATTTTCCCCACTGAACAGATAAAGCTCAGCCGGATCGCCGTGATCGTCGACCAGCCCGGCATAATAGATCGAGACGGTATCGATTATGATTTTGTCGGGCGAAGCCGACGCATACGCCTCCTGTAGGACGTCGTTGAGCGTCGGATCAGGCATGGGTTACGCCGCAAATCCTTCGGCCCAGGCTTCAAACGCCGGGGCAAGCGACGTCTCCGCAAGCGCGGCCGCGATCGTTGGAATGCCATCGGCGCCAAATTCGATCACCAACTCGACGATGCCGTCAGGAACTATGAGCGAGTCGTGGATTTCAAACTCGATCGCAACGGCCATCTTGACCGAGCCGCGCGGGATGCGCGGCGGCACTTGCGCGACGCGCGCCAGCACTTGCCGATAGGACACGCCCTCGAGCGGCAAATAGATCGTGAACCAGGACGCGCCGCGGTTCGCGACGGTCTGGAGCCACGCCTCGAAAAACGCGACCTGAAACTCATCCCAGGAGAATTTGCACGGCACACGCGCGAGCGGATTGGAGTTATAGAGCCGGCCACGGGCCAGGCCGGAATCCATTTGCGTGCGCTCGATGGCATCGTTGCGCGAATACTGAAAGCCATCGCGCAACACCGCACGACCAAGCACCGTCTCGGGAAAAGCCTTCGCGACCATCGCTTAAAACTTTCTGGCCACGCCGAAATCGGTGCGCAGCACGCGCGCAAGATGGCCTGAGCCTTCGGATTGCCGCTGCGCCAGACCCTGGTCGACGCTTTCGACCAGGATCCCAATATCGAAGCCCGCCGGCGCCTTGGTTTGCTTGGCGGAAATTTGCCCGTCGGACCCATTGACGATCGCAACTTTGATCTCTGACTGCACCGCAACGGCGCCGGCGCCGATGCCGGACGCGTCCACGCCGAGCCTGCCGCCACGACCGCGGCGCAACGGCAGGATGCCCTCGGGCTCGTCCTCGGCAATCGAACCGATGCCGCCATTGCGCATCGGAAAATAAGAGAGGCGATCGACGATGCCGCCCATGCGATGCGGAACGATTTGCCCGTCAATAAAGACGTTGCCGAGCGCCGACCGTGCGGCCGCTGTTGCGTTGGCGTCAAAAGCGCCCCCGCCGCCGGCGCCCGGCAACAGCCCTTTGACAAATCCCTCGAGCGCGGACGCGACAGGCGCCAGCAACAGGCGCTTATTGAGCATGTCCAGAACGCCCCTGCCAAAATTCAGAACGAAATCGTTGAACGCGACGCCGGCGCGCTTCGAGCCGGTTTCAAAATCGACCAGGCTCTGCGACGCCTGGTCCAAGCCTTGGACCGAAAGCCGATCGAGCGACGCGGTAAGATCGGTCGCCTCTTGGCGCCAGCGGGTAAGGCCCGGCGTTGCCGACGCGCGAACCTCCAATTGCTTCATCGTTTCGGCGACCTGACGCCGGACCAACTGCTCGGCGGCGGCCATTTCGTCGGCGTTTTTGATAAAACCCTTGGCGCGCTGGTCGTTCAATTCCGCAAGCCGCACCTCGAGCAATTCGCTTTCGGTTACGATGCCAAGGCGCTCGCGCATCGCGACTGCGGCCTGGTTTTGCGCCAGAATGAACGCGGCCAGACCCTTGTTGCCGTATGCGCGAAGCGTCGCGTCCTTTTCCGTCGCCGCGGCAAGCTCGAGCGTTTTCAGCTTGAGCGCATCCGCCGGCGTGATCGCTTGCCCGAGCAGCGCGACCCGTTCGCGGAAAATGTTGAGTTGCGCCTCGGCGCTCAACTTGTCGTTTCCGCCGCCAGCGGAACTGGCGCCGGCGCCGGGCAGCGGCGTATCCCAGGAACGCAATTCACTTTGCCGGAACGCGGCGCGTTGCTGCTCGGTCATGACCGGCGTCGGGGCATAGCTTCCGCCGAAATAGGTTTTCCAGCCGCTGATGGCTTGCGTAAAGGCGTTGGCAAAATTCGACCAGGCGTCGGACGGCTTGCCTTCGGCGATCGCCTTCATGCTTTGCGCCAGGCTCGCCCAGGCGTCGGCCTTTGCCTTTTCGCGCTGGAGCGTCGATTCCGACAGCCACTCGCCCAACATCTTGTCGGTCGCGCGATTGGTGGAATCGATTTCAATGCGCAGCGACCGGATGCGCCCGAGGAACTCGTCGGTCAGGTTTTTGCCCGACTCCAGATCCGCATTTGCCGCGGCCGACAGTCCGCCACGACGGGAAAGCTCGTCCAGAACGCGGCCCATTTCGAGGCCGCCGCGGCCGAACGCGTCGCGCAAGAGCCGCTGCTGGCTGTCGCCGGCTTTGGCGTAAGCCGCGGCGAGCAAATCGAGCGCCCGCGCGTTATCCTTGGTCGCCGCCAGTTGTTGCGCAAGCTCCGGATCGACGCGGCGCACCGCGTCATAAAGCCCGCCTTGCGCCTTGCGCACCTCGTCCATCGCGACGGCGAAACGGCCGACGCTATTGGTGACAGAATCGAAATCAACGCCTTGCTTCGACCCTGCGCGCGCCAGCGTTTGCATTTCCGACGTCGTCAGCGACAACGTCTGCGCCATTTCCTTAACACGCGTTTGCTTTGCGACGAATGCGTCGGTGATTTCGCTGATTTTCTGCAGCGCGATATAGGCAACGCCAAGGCCCGCGGCCGCGGTGAGGCCGAGCGGCCCCCAACGCCCGATCACTTGCGCGAGAAAACCGCCCTGCGCCGCGAAGCCGGACAGCCGGCCGCGCACGTTGTCGACGATATCGGACAAACCGGCAAGCGCGCCGCCGCCGGACTTGGCCGATGAGTCGAACTGGCGCAACGCCTTTTCGCCGTCCTTGCCGAGTTGCTGCAGCGCCTGGCGCACAACCTCGGCATTGGCGACGGTAAAGCGAAGGCTGACGGTTCCAGCATCACCCATCGGAACGGTCCTTTTTTCTCAATGCTTCGCGTTCGGCGATCGCGAGCAGCGTCCGCGCGAAGGCTCGATCAATATCGTCGGGCATTGACGCGAGCGCCTCGACAAAATCGACCCCGATGCAGACCCCGACAAACGCGTCATATTTCCAGGATGCGTCGCGCGACAGCGCGAACAGAACGGCGCGACCCTCCGGCGTTACCGGCGCGAACTCAATCTCAGGGCAGCGGCCGCCCTTTTCATTGCGGCCGCCGCTGGCGCAACGTTCGCCGACTAGCCGGCAGTTTTTGCAATATGCGAGGCCGTCTCTTCCGCGCCATTCAAAGAGACGGCGAATCCTTTTCCCTCGGCTTGCTCGACATGCAGCCGACCGAACACGACCTCCTGGACCCGTCGTAACATTTCGCCGTCCGCCAGGAGCAGCGCGATCATGCCCTCGTCCGGTTTGTCCGGAAACTTAACCCCTTCGGCATCGGCAACGCCGGTCCAGCCGTCGTTGCAAAGATCGACCAGGCGGATCAGGACAAACCGCTCGGTCAGCCGGGTAAGCCGCGTGCGGACGCCGGCGCTTTGCATTTCGCCCGGTGCTTCGCGCAATTCGGCAAGCGTGCCGAAATCAAAATCGGGCAAGAGCGCGGCGAGCGCGGCCGCGTCTTGCGCGCCGACCATGACGGCGGCGAGTTGCGCACTCACGTGCGCCGAAGCATCCTCGATTTCCCAGGACGTTGCGGCGCGCAAGCGAATAAAGGCGCCGTCGCCGAGCCGAACCGGCACGAATGGCGGCGCCCCTTTTTTCAGAACCAACATGATCATTTGCCTCCGGAGATCTTCAAATTACTCGGGCGGTCAGGCGTAAGCCGACACCCCGCCCTTGAGCGTTGCGACCAGGAGCGGTGCTCCGTTGGTTTGTCGCGCGTGCAGGTTGAAGGTCTGCTCGATCACGCCGCGATTGTTGACCTCTTCGCCTTGGCGCTCGAGCTTCACCGCACCCATCGCGAGCGAGAGCAAGCGCGTCGACGATTTTTGGTAAAGCAACTCGCCGGCGTGTTCTGTTCCGGCCAGCGCCGCAGCGTCGAGCGTGTCGTCGCGATAGCGAAGCCGAATCGAGCCGCTTTCCAGCTTGAAATCGCCGATATCATAGCCGCCCATGCGGTCGTCGCCCATTTCATCGCGCGCAACCAGATTGTTCGCAAAAGTGAGATTGCACTCCATGAGCGCGGCCGCGACGCCGTCCATCTTGTAAACACCAAGCGCCTCGGTCAGCGGCTCACGCGCGACCGCCGCGACCGGCACGCCGGCGCCGGATGCTTCGAGTGGGACCTCGTCATACCCCACGCAGTCGAGCGACAGGCGCGCATAACCGTCTTTGCGCGACGCCTGAATCGAAAACTTGTTGCACATGACGCCAGTAAACTGGCGCAGGAGCGAACCGCCCGAACCGACAAGCTTTCGCTCGATCGTGTATTCCGGCAGCGCAACCTTGCCGGAATTGAACGCATGCACGAAATCGGTGTCGGCGCCGGTCGTGGTCGGCGCGCCCATCGCCAGGAACAGCCAATAGCCGAGATGCGATGTGTCGACCGGCACGACGATCGGTCCGCCGACTTGCGCCAGCCCCGGCGCCTTTTCTGTTTCGTCGCGGGTATTATTCAAGGTTTGCCCGAGTAACGGATCCTCGACCGGGGGCTGGGTCTTTTTCAGCCCGATCGAATACGCAAGGCCGGTGAGATAGTTTCCGGTCGCGGCGGTTTTGAAGCCGCCGCTCTGCGTCTTGAAGAAAAGCGAAAGATTTGCGCCACGCGGCAGTTGAGCGGTCGTCATGGTCAGGCTTCTCCTGTTTGGGAAACGGCCGGCGGCCTTTAGGTCAGCCCGGCAATGGAAATCTCGCTCGGCGTCGCTTCGCGGTATTTCGCCTTTTCGACGTCGAGCATCGCGCACAGATCCGCATCGGCGCGGAAAACCCGGCCGGCGCGGCGATTGCCCCAGTCCTCGAGCAGCACGATGTGGCTCGGGAGCGTTTTCGCGGGCGCACTTGCGGTCGCGCCTTTCGGTGCGGTGTCGTTTTTCATGGCATCACCTCGGAGTTAGAACGGATCGGCCGATGTAAAGGAAAGCGCGACGATCATGGCGCCAGCCTTGATGTTCGGAAGGCCATCGGTCGGATGGCCGTCACCAGGCACCTCGATGCGATCGAGGCGAATACCGTCGACCGCGCCGCCCAGGAACACGACGTCGTCGCCGGAAACGGCGCCCTTGATCGCGTCCCAAATTGCCTTGCGCATATCGTCCCAACGGGCCTCGCGATCGCCGCTCGAGCCGCCGGCGACAGCAAACTCGATGCGAACGCGTTGCGTAATGTCGTAGCGATTGCCGGAAGCGATATCGGCGCCGAGCATTTCGTCGCGATCGTCGCCCGCGGTATCCCACACGTTGAGGAAGGCCGACAGCGTGTCGGTGACTTGCACCAGGCGCGAGACAATGTCCTCGTTGCGCAGCGGCGCGACAAGCTTGGAGCCATCGGCCTCGGACGCCGTTTTCAGCGCGGCGACCAGGGCGCTAATCGCGGTTTCGGTTTGCGTGGTCATTGACGGCCCAACTCCGCTGAAATTTCCTCGGCGACGTAATCAACGAACACGCCGCCGAGCGACTCGGCGAGTTTTTCCGGCGGCGTCAGAACCGGCCGCAAAGTCACTTGCCGAATAAGAATGAACATCGGCACCAATTCGACGTCGCGACCCGCGGAGAGGCGCTTTTTTGTCGCGCGCCGAAACCCGCGTCCGCTTTTGCCGCGCACCGCGCGAACGTAAGCGATCAAAACGCCGGGCCGATTGGTCGGCCGCACGATAAGATCCTGGTTGAACTGGCCCTCGATATCGAGCGGCGACAATTGACGGCCGCCGCGCCGCGGCACGTTGTCGGTCGGAATGGCCAGGAACACGCCATTTTTACTTTTGATCGTCGTGCCGTCCGTATGCGCCCGGATGATTTCGGGGGCAGCGGAATAGACATGCACGGCCGGATGCCAGGACTGATCGCGGCCCTTCGGATAAACATCCACGCGCCAGGTATTCGCCAGGCGATCGCCGAGGCCCGCGCGACGGATATCGCCGCGGAATACGATCTTAGCGCGCGCCGCGAACCGTTCGGCCCCGCGCATTGCGCCGCGACGAATAGCGGCTCCCTTGGCATCGGCGAAGGTTGGGAGATCGGCCTCGGCGGTAATTCCGACCTTGAGCGACGCCGCCATTATTGCACCGTCAGGATCCAGACCAGGCGCTCGTCGTCATCAGCGCGTGGATCGCTAACAACCTTGAGCGCATTAGCGCCGACATTGAACACGCCATCGCGCGCCGGCGTTGCGATTTCGGAGGCGCGCACCTCGATGACGCGGCCGCGCGTGACCGGCCGGCCCGACAATCCAAAATCGGTCGCCTCTTCATCCTTTTCGCGCAAGATGACGCGGCAGGCGAGCGGCGAGCCGCTGCCGGGCGCGGTGTAAGTTGCGTCCTTGCCCCACATGGCAAAACTTGAATCAACCGCCAGCTTCGAGCCGTTCGGCAAATCCATCGCAACCCCCTTTCAAGCTTTGCCCGATGTCGCACGCGGCATCGGGCAAAGCCTCGCCCGTTTCCAGGCGAGGCGATGCGAAAACACGAAAAACGGCGTTACGTGCCGATCGCGATCCAGTCGACCTTTTTGGCCGCGGTCGCGAGGATCGGCGTCACATCGTTGCTCGCGGTCGGTTTCCAGACCTTGAGCGTGATGTGGCCGGCGACGCCGCCGAGCGCAGCGGTGACCAAGTTGCCCGTGAGCGCGGCATCTTCGCCGAGGCCCGCGACAACCGCGACCACGGTCGCCAGGCCGGTATCCACGTCGCCGGCGGTCGCGCCGGTAACGGACGTTTCACCGCGCGCGATCTTGTAGCCAGCGCCGATGCCGGCGATCGCATTGGCGAGGCCGGCCGGGACTTCGTCGATCGACACCTCGCCGATCGCGTCGCCCGAGAGAGCGTCAGCGGCCGCGATGCCAACCGGCTTGTTGCCGCCGGCAGTCTTGGTGAACATCTTGGCGCCGGCGTCGTAATAAAGCTGGTCGCCCTTGGTCCAGGCGGTGCCGGTC